GTTGAATTTGAGAGCGTATTTTTACACAGTAAATAAACCTCTTTCATTTGAGAGCCGCATTCCATTTCGAGATGTTGTAAATTTGATGACTTATGGAGATGATAATATCGGATCTGTGAGTAAGAAAATTAATAATTTTACTATTAAAGGAATATCTGAATTTCTAGCAGAGTATGGACAAATTTATACTATGCCGGATAAGGAAAGTGAGTTGTTGGACTTTTTGCCACCTGAAGAATTTGAATTTCTCAAACGTAAATCAGTGTATTGTCCTAAAAAGGGAATGCACGTTGGAGCATTGGTCGAGAAATCGATCTTTAAAATGTTACATATGTACATGAGAGAAAAAGGTAAAGCAATTAGTGAACAACAGGCTTGTGCTGAAAACATCGACACAGCGTTGCGTGAATGGTTTAATCATGGAGAAGAAATTTATGAGTCACGAAGACAAGAAATGAGTGCTGTAGCTAAGATAGCAGATATACATCACTTAACCACGATGACTGAAGTTTCTTATGATGAGAAAATCAAAGATTGGAAATACCGTTACCTCGGCGACGGAGATGATGTGGATGAAAGTAGATTTTCATTCGATATCATGGATGCTGAGGAATATTAGGACCATTGTCGATCCTACTTAGGTAAAAACGACAAGTGCAGTTTAGTGTCTGCATTCGGAGAGAAGCAAAACATTTGCATATATCTGGATACCATATGGGAATCATCTGGAAATGGTAATGCGCCAGTATCCCTAAAGGCTTTTATATGTATGACTAAGAGGTATTTACCTCGGTTTTGTCAGCCAACAACAGTTCCCTCACCAAAAGTTTGAGTGCGCTTTTGGAATGTGAATAGCAACTTACTGAAATTAAATACTCACAACGAGACCTACGCAGAGCAAAGAAGACGCTCAAGGATCTCGGACAATATAAGTCTTCTTATGATGAGGTTCCGTCTGACGGAATCGACCGAATTAAGCATGCATGGAAAATAATTCATGATGCTGCGCAAGCTCAATATCGATTTGTATCTACATATGTCGATCGTTCTCATGGGATGATGGATCATTGTAGCGATTGTGGCTTGTATGAAAAGTATTGCTCTTGTGATGCACAATCAGGTGTCGAACCAAAAGATACCATTGATGTGCCTCATAAATCGGACTTTGACGATGAAAATGAAGTAGTTCAAGCTGCTTTAGCTTTATCTAATATATATTCATTAGCAACAGAAGAATACATGAATGAACTGATGAATGAACCGATTTATGAATTTGAAACACAAAGTGGTGTCGAGGGAGTTTCTCTTATGAGAACAACTCTCGACGAGCAATCACAAAATGTAAAGTTTGCAGATCAGACCGCAACACAAATGTATGTTGTGGATTCTGAGTATGATGGGACTCGCAAATTGCAAGATCTCGGAGATGCAACTTTACAAAATTTCTTTAGCAGACCAATTAAAATTCAAGAATATGAATGGGATGTTGGTGCTAACCTGGC